CCCAGGCTGCTTTAACTAGGGCCTGCTTTGGTCAACCCGCGTAGCCGGTTGGCCATTGAAGGGGGCAACCCCGCCTAAAGGTCCCGCCAGGACTTATGAAACGTTAGGCATAATTGAACATCTTGGAGTAGTCCGAAAGGGCTGAGCCTGTGTACAGTGGTGGGGCCTCGAAAGGGCACCACAGCGTTGCGGAGGCTGTGAGCTGGAGATAAGGATGGCATAGAGAATGGCCGAGGTTATTCTCTTCGTACTAAACGGTGAATGAAAACTGGGCTGGTTACCCGGTGCCACACGTACCGTCCTGTACATGCGTTATGACTTATACTCTTACCTTGATGATACCAACCCGGATTTGGAATGGGTTAAGAAAGCACGCGCCCGCTAGGGAATCTACGTATTCTTGGCATTTAGCACAGCCCGTGAAGGGTGACAACTAACGGGACAATACCGCGATCTAAACTTTGAACATACGGCCGGCGAGGTCCCTCTCAACGGAAAAACTTGGCTTGGGGAGAATACAAATTAACATGCCAGTGTCGCTAAACCCGTACATACTATCAGCATACTTGTTCTACAAAGACTTGGAATATTAACACACGTTTCAACTAAACCCCTCATTAAAAACCGCGCAACGAGCAATTTACTACATAACGACCGACCCCCATTGCGCACAAACCCGTCATCGAATGCGAATGACGTTAAACAAGAAACACCGGCCGATTGGCCTGTCGAGGAGAAGTACAATCTCCACGAATTCATTTGGAGCCAGACCTACAAAGCATTGCAGGGAATCCTGGATTACACGGAAATTGACCTCGACCGCACATTGATAGTTGGAGTACACGACGGGCTTGACGATAATACATTCGTCACCAAGTATGATATTCATACTTGTGCTTTAGCGTCGTCTTCACGTCCATCACAATGCGTGCAGCGATTCCCGACCTGCGTCAAAAACCACTTTCCCAGTGGGCTCGAAAATATCCTGTTGTTGTTTACAGGTACTCGAGTAACTCCCGAAATGTTCGGGAGATTTTTGCAGACTGGTGCTAGAGTGTATGTGGCACTCTGGAACTTCACCGCTGATCAGGGTGATCTACCAAACAACGACATACCGTTTTCGTACAAGCGGACTAGTCGTGGTTATGAGTATATGATCGGTGAATGGATTTTCGCTTCTTCAGATCAGAACTGGATTTTAAACAACGGGACAAGACCGACGGGATTTGGTACTACCATCCATTCGCAAGAAGTGGTTGATTTGGGTATCGCCGCGGTGTATGAGTTGAGAGCTGTTAAAGATGTTGGAATAACGAATACGAATACTAGACCGTTCGTTCAGGCCACTGCTTCAGTTGCTCCACACCCGTTGCCAGATTTCTTTGGCGAGGAGAAAAAGATAGTTCCGGAAGAGGAAATTGTTGAGAAGCCCGCCCCACAAAACGTTAAAGTCGCCCATGGAAAAGGAGCTACCAAACATGCTACCAAAGGCAAGAAAGGAACACGTGCGGCCCGTAAGAATGCCCAGATGTTAGCCTCCATGCGTGACGCCAAGGCCAAAGAGGCTGGTGCTACTGATGCGAAGAAAGAGAAACAAAAAGAATCAGCCGATCCTGCGGCCGATAACTCTTCATCAGGAGCCAAGACCAAGTCTTTCCCTAAGAAGCCTGATAAGCCTGATAAAACTGCCGCTCAAAACTTGTTCGAATGCGAAATAGCCGGATTTGATGCTAAACGCTGTTTGGACGAGAAAGAACGTGCCTATTTTCAAGCTGATCATCAGTCTTTTGATCCAATCTTACGGGATTTTCCTTTTAGGAATGCCGTTTTGGGTCACCATTTGGTGGTCAACCCTTGGGCCCTGGTCGAAGGTACGAATATGACGTCCTATTCTTACAAAATAAATGGGGACCTCATCAGAATTGAAGGACCATACGTGAAAGGACAATACCGATCTACTATCGTAGCAAACTTGCTGATTTGGGACGGACAAAATCAGTTGAGGTTGCCTTCGGATAATGGTTTGTTCGGATTCACTGTGGACGTTGGTCCACCAAATTGGATTTATGACCACAGTCTCACCACGAAACTTGTAATGACAGCGGAAGATCGACTGAAAGTCATCATGGAAGCTAATGTTTATCGGTGGTTTGGAAAATTAGCCTTGGACGAAGTTGGGTTTAGGAACTTAGTTAAAGGACATTTCAAACGATTTAACCGAGACAACTTTAGTCTGGACCTAGTGATCTCTAAGTTGTTGAACTCCGAATGGTGGGCTGAAGTAGTGTGTTCTTATACAGAGCACACCGCCTTGAATTGGCGTTGTCATTCTAGATTGGTGCTTTATCAATTGGCCGCTACCCGCGGTTACTCCCAGTTCAGTGTGGATAGAATGATATCCAAGGGACTTTGCTGGAAGAGATTTTGTTATTTTGCTAACCCGATTAACACTACGATGGCTGTGATGGGCTGTAACGAAGCCCCCAACTTCGAAATGTTAGCAATTAACGACATCTATGATTCGATCATACCTTCAGTGGCACCACGACTCATTCCGTGTGCCATGATGCTTCGCAAACGCGTACGCTACGAAAGGGCTTTGCCTGCCTGCGGAACGCGGTATAAGATCAAGTTTGATCCTAATCACGAAAGATACGAGAGGGAACCTGAGGATGTAGCCATTTATGGTGTAGCTATTAAGGATGTCCCTGTAGTACTACCTAATCTCAATTCCGAAACGCTTCATGCCGCTGTTCGGATCCGAATGTCTGTTGACACACCAGTGTGTCCTATAACTCTCGGAGAGTATCGTGACTTTGCAGTGAAAGCATTGAAACAACTACCAAAGATCGTCGTACCGGAATTCAGCGAACAACAACACATGGAACATTTTGTGGCGCAGTATGGTCAGAGACGTGCTGCCGAAATCATGACCTTTCGGGGTTGTGAGTTGGGACCTGAAGAAGTACGAGGTAGTATGTTTCCAAAGAACGAGGCCTATGTTGGAAAAACACCGGGAAATTTCAAACCACGTATGATATTTTCTCGACATCCTGCCATGTTGGCACATTTTGCCTTACCGTTACACTATGTTGGAAACCAGCTTAAGAACATGTTTAACAAGAATTCTAATTGTTATTACAGTAATAGTGCTAGTCCAGATGATGTAGGGCAATTCTGCCAGTTAGCTTCAAATACACACCCATACATCGTCGAACAGGACGATTCTAATTTTGACGGGACATGTTTTGAAACACAACAGGATTTAGAGGATTACTTTTTTACGCATTGCGTTGAGAATATGCCTGAGGAATATGCTAAAGTGATTGCCACGGCTAGAACATTTTCCGCCGGGAGTCATGATAAGCTCATGAGTGTTCAAAAATCCTGTGGTCGTAATTCAGGAGATTTGATTACTTCTATGTGCAATACGTTGCACAGTATTCTTGAGTTCATGTTCGCATACGGCTATGATTGGTCCGCTTCCAAATGGAAAGGAATTTTCTTAGGGGACGATAATGTCACGTTCCATAAACAACAACCCGACATGGAATTAGCGATGCAAAGGTTGACAGGCATCGGCCGGATAGCTAAGATGATCCCTAGGGAACGTCTAGAGCTGGCTGAATATTGTTCTGGATACTTTTGGATTGTTGATGGGGTTTACCGGTGGGGCAACAAACCTATGAAATTCTTGAGCAAGATGGGTATCAATTATCATCGACACTCTGAAAAAGAATTTCAAGGCTTATTGTATGGCACAAGCTTGGGAGGCTTGTGTACCGGTGGTCATGTGCCCTGGTTAGGGGCCATCCTTCGTGGATTGGCCCGTTCAGCCAAAGAAAAGGGCATCAGGAAGATCACCGACTCACGCGGGATGAATCCTTATCGGATACAAGGCGGTGTATGCCTGTACCCATCAATTGATACTTATCAACAATTTGCCGATATGTATTCCCTACCAATAGAGTTTGTCATGGAGATCGATTCTTGGTTAGAAATGAACATTGATATTTCTCAGTGTCCTTTCTTGATCGATGATGACATTTTCAGACGTTGTGCTCAAATGGAATTACAATTTGACGAAGTTGATTTGGATCCTACCTTAAACTTTGAGCCTACTGCGTTGTACTTTACGCAGGTTGCCCCTCTTTCTGAAGAGGTAGAAAAGTTAAAGAACGTCGACTCAATTGTTGGCGCGATGGCGGCAGGACGCGCATTCGGGGCTGAGGAAGACCGAGTGTTCGGCACGACGAATCATGCGTTTCTACACGGGATGTTTTCGGCAGTGAGTTTCATTAATTTGGATCTAGGAGTCGAAATGCATTCTCGGTTTAACGTGTACGCTTTGCAATCCGGCTTGGCTTGCTGTACCAAAAAGAAGAAGAAACCGGCACCAAAACCTCAACCAAAAAAGAAGAAGAAGCAATCTGCTTCTAAGTTTTCTGCATGGAAGACATTGGCTGAGATAGGAGGTGGACTGGTAGGCGGTTACCTTGGCGGACCGTCGGGGGCTGCAATGGGGTCGGCAATAGGAGGCTCTGCAGCAACCATTTTTGGGCAAGGTGCTTATGGTATTAAGCACAACACTTTAATTGAGGATGGAGTCCCCAAATTTAGTGGCCTAGGTACGAAGGGAATTCGAATACAGAACAAGGAATATATAGGAAACGTCGGTTCTACTACGGCGTTCACCACAACTTCGATACCCTTGAACCCTGGGCTTTATTCCGTCGCACCATGGTTGGCCAAAATGGCTAACAACTACTCTGCTTATACATATCATGGGTTAGCAATCGTCTTTGTCTCTACTTCTGGAGACTCTCTGAACTCCACAAATACTGCTTTGGGTTCCATTATTATGGCAACCCAGTACGACGTGGAGGCAGAACCCTTTCAAAGCAAACAACAAATGGAAATGACCTTAGGCGCTGTTTCAGGGCGTCCCAGTGTCAATTTAATCCATGGTGTTGAATGCAAGCCATCCATGATGGCGTACAAGAAGCACTTTGTTCGTGCTGGGGAGATTGATGCTGATGATGATTTACGTCTGTACGACCATGCGACATTTGTGTTCGCTACAGACGCGATGCAAGCGGTATCTGAGATCGGCGAACTTTGGATTACTTATGATGTGGAGTTTTTCTTTCCACGAATTTCATCCAATCCTTCAGCTGCATCCTATTTCATTTATTCTAATGTGTACTCTTCAAATGCCGTGCCCTTGAACGGCACCACTGGAGCAGCTACTGTTCACACCTACGGTTCTCTTCCAATTACGATTGGCAACGCAGGCATAAACTTTAGTCCTTTGCTAACTAGTGGAACATATTATATCGAAGTTACTTGGAATAGTGATACTGCCACTACGGTGACGTTGGCATCAATGACACCTAGCTCCAACATGCAGTTGGATGCTGATTACACGAATGCCATCCATCCGTTGAACACACCCTCTGTGGTGCCAGCTATTGGCGCTACGCTGACAACTTCGGGCAGCGTAAGAGGCTTCTTCCGAATCCTTGGATACTCTTTAACGGCTAACAACGTTGCCGTGTCCACGGGTATGACTTTACCAGCTGTGTCGTCAGCCGGACAAGTCGTCGTGAAGATATTCCCTGTGTTTGAAACCCTCACTGAGGACTAAAGCACAGATGCGTGGCCCCCACACGTTAAAATGTGGCGTTGCATTCGTAAAGTCCGTTTGCTACGTTATAGCTTCCTCTCTGGGGATACCCAGGGGTCGTTGTATTGTTG